AGGCATCCAGCTCTTGACCGCACTGATCGGTGCCTTGCCGCAGATCATTACGTCGATTGTGGCTGCGTTGCCGCAGATCATCACCGCCATCATCAATGGCGTCGTCAGCGCAATTCCGCAGTTGATCGACGCTGGTATCCAGTTGCTCACGGCCCTGATTGGTGCCTTGCCGCAGATCATTACGACGATCGTGGCTGCGTTGCCGCAGATCATTTCGGCGATCATCAACGGGATAGCGGGGGCGATCCCGCAGCTCGTGCAGGCAGGCATCCAGCTGTTGACGGCGCTGATTCAGAACATGCCGCAGATTGTCTCCACGATCGTCGCGGCGATCCCGCAGATCATCACGGGCATCGTGTCAGCGGTCGGTCAGGGCGTGTGGCAGATGGCGGAGGCCGGTGCGAACCTCGTGCGCGGCCTGTGGAACGGTATCCAGTCGTTGGCGGGTTGGCTGTGGGATCAGGTCTCCGGCTGGATCAGCAGCATTTGGGACGGCATTACCGACTTCTTCGGCATTCACTCGCCCTCCACGGAAATGGCGTGGGTCGGCTCGATGCTCGTCGAAGGCCTCGCCGGCGCCATCCGTACGGATGGGCGCAAAGCCACAGACGCCGCCACCACGCTGGCCGCCGACACGTTGGACGCGTTCAGCGAGCTGGCCGACGGGGTGGACGTGCCCATCGACGCCACCGCCAACCTCACTATGCCCACAGTTGACCTCACCCCGGCCGCAGCCGTCAGCGCCGCGATGTCCGCACAAGCGGCTCGTGACCAGACGGTGGATGTGGAGGGGATCGTCGATACGACCGCGCGCAGGTTGCTCAGCTCGCTGGATATTCAGGTGGTGCTCAACGACGGCACGCTGGTCGGCAAACTCGCCCCGGCCGTGAATACCCGGCTCGCCAAGCTGTCGCGCCGTGACCTCGCCCTGACAGGAGGAACCTAATGTTCGCCTTCACCCTCAACCACACCATCTCCTCCCGCACGTTGGGGTTGCGGCTGACTGCCCCGGTGGAGATACCAGTGGCGTCGCGTGTGGTCGACGATATTGATGTCGCTGGCCGGGCTGGCACCTTGACCCGGCTGGGTGGCTGGGACGACACGATTCTCACCCTCCAACTCGCTATCCCCACCGGCGACGGCATGGCAGGCTACCGGCACGCAGCACAGGCACTGATGGACGCGACGACAATCAGCCTGTCCGGCGAGCCCGGCCTGTTCCGACGGGTGAAGCACGCCGCCGTCGGTCCGCTCAGCCGTGAGTTGGCGTCGCTAGGTGTGTTCGAGGCTGAACTGATCTGCCAACCCTTCACCTACCTCACCGAAGGACTCACCCCAGTCACACTGACGAGTTCAGGGACGCTGACGAATCCGGGTCTCCTGGAGACCGCTCCTGTCATCACCGTCTATGGCACCGGCCAACTCACGCTCAGCATCAACGGCCGGCAGTGTCGAGTCAACAGCCCGGCCGGGCAGGTGACCCTCGATGCGGATCGGCTCGTCGCCCACGTCGCAGGAAACGTCCAAACCGACGCACTCACCGGGAGCTTCCCGACACTGACACCGGGAGCCAACCGGATCACTCTCGGCACCGGCATCAGCAAGGTCGTCGTCGTGCCGAATTGGCGCAACCCCTAACCACCCCGTTCGCTCAATTGTTCCTGGCCGTCCTGTGGTGGGCGGCCTTCATGCTGTTTGGAGGCATTTTGATGATCACGGTTCACGACCGCATCGCCACCGACTTCACCACCACCGGGCTGGCCGTTTTGGATCGGGAGGTGATCGACCCGGTCGTCACCGAAGAACTCTGCGGCGAATACTCGCTTACCTTCTCGTATCCGGCTGACGCGCCCGCCGCTTCACTGCTCACCCTGGAGGCGATCATCGCGTGCCCGGTGCCGGGGATGAGCCTGCGTCAAGGGTTCCGTATCCACGAGGTCACCACCACCCTCGACGGCCTGCTCGAAGTCACCGCGTTCCACCTGTTCTACGATCTGGCAGCGAACCTGATCGCCGACACGTTCGTGGTGAACAAAACCGCCAAGCCCGCACTCGACCAGCTCCTCGCAGCCGCCAACACGCCGCACAGGTTCACCGCCACCAGCTCCGACACCACGACTCGGGCGAGTGCTCGGGTGGTGCGGATGCCCCTCGCTCAAGCTGTCATGGACACCGGGGAGGAGAATACGTTCGCCTCCCGCTGGGGTGGTGAGATAACCCGGGACAACTGGCACATCCACCACGCCACACAGCGTGGCCAGGATCGGGGTGTGGTGATCCGGGATCGGAAAAACCTCACCGGCTACCAAGCCTCTATCGACTTCTCCACGGTCGTCACGAGGATTCTGCCGGTCGGCTACGACGGCCTCCTCCTGCCCGAACTCTACGTCGACTCCCCAAAGCTCGGTGCGTATGCGACTCCGCGTATCCGCGTGATGCGCTACGGCGACGTGAAGGAAATCAAAGACCCCGAGCAGCCCCGCGAGGACGAACTCCCACTCGATCAGGCGTATACGGAGCTGCGCCGCCTCGCCGCCCTCGAATACTCCGCCCGGCATGTGGATGAGCCATCCGCCTCGTACAAGGTGTCGTTCGTCGACCTGGCTACCACCGTCGAGTACGTGGATTTGGCCGAGTTAGAGACAGTGCTGCTCGGAGACACAGTCACCGTCCGCCACACCGACCTCGGCGTGGCGCTGTCAGCGCGGGTGGTGGGCTACGACTACGACCCCCTCCGCCAGGCATACCTGTCCGTAGAGCTTGGCAGTGTTGCTGGGAAGTTCACCACCGTCACCCGCCAAGTCAAAACCGCCGTCAACACGGCTCGGCAGGCAGAAGATGTGGCGGGGTTTGCCCTCGCGTCGGCGGATGGGAAGAACACCAACCACTACGGCACCACCCAGCCCGCCAATGCCAGGCTGGGTGACACGTGGTTCCGGCAAAACGGCGAACAGGTCGAGATCTGGATCTACCAGCTCACCGACACCGGCACCCCCGGCTGGATAGCACTCGCCACCGATCTGAATCATGCCCAGGTCCAGGCCGAACTCGACGCCGCCCGCACGCAAGTCGACCACGCCCTCGCCGCTGCCCACGACGCGCAGACCGCCGCCGACCAGGTGCATCAACGTCTCGCCACCGCGCAGGTCGAGATTGACCAGGCCAAGGCTGCTGCCGCAAGTGCGACGGAGCTGGCGCAAGACGCCCATGACATCGCGGTGACTTCGGATGGACAGCTCACGGTTGCTCTTGTCGATCCGACTGCGGCGGACGCCGCCGACCGGCCAGAGGGTGCGCTGTGGCAAGTGCGCGCCGATGGCGTGATCGCCCGCCAATATATCCTCACCAACAACCAATGGGAACAAACACCGGTCGGTGCCGCGATGATCGGGCCGAAAGCGATCAGCCAAGCACACATCGGAGACACTGCCATCGGCACCGCACACATCGCAGACGCCGCCATCACCGACGCGAAAATCAGTTCACTGTCGGCAGCCAAGATCTCCAGCGGCTATCTCGCTGCTGGACGGATTGCTGCCGGCTCGATCACCTCCGACAAGCTGACCATCGCGAGTGGGTTCATCACCACCGCAATGATTGCCAACGCCGCGATCACTGATGCGAAAATCGGGTCGCTGTCTGCAGCGAAGATCACCTCGGGCTATTTGGCTGCTGGGCGGATTGCAGCGGGATCGATAACGAGCGACAAGTTGACGATCGCCAACGGGTTCATCACGACTGCGATGATCAAGGACGCGGCGATCACCAGCGCGAAGATCGCTGCGCTGGATGCGGGCAAGATCACCACCGGCTATCTCTCGGCGAATCGGATTGCGGCGAATTCGATCACGGCCGACAAGCTCGCAGCCAACGCGATCCAAGTGGGCTTGGCCGGATGGAACCAGTCGATCCGTATTTCGCCGACGCAGATCGCCTGGTACAACGGCTCCACCTTGGAAGGGACAATCTCCAGTTCCGGGATGAAATTCTGGTACGGCACCCGCTACATCGGGGAGATGGCACGCCGTGCCCACAAGGACAAGCCCGACGTGCAGGGCGTCGTCAACCAGGTCGCCTATCAAGGCGACTATGTGGCCTGGACATACCAGACGGCATCGGGCGGTGACTACTTCACCTGCCTCACCCTGGATCCGAAGGGACGCTTCTACGGCAAGGCCGGCATTCATCTCGGTGCTGACTTGCGCACCAACGGCTACAAGTTCTACACCACCGGCTCGCGCTACGTGACCTTGCAGGATGCGACGCTCACCGGGAAAGGCACCTACGCCGGGTGGGCGTCGAGCAATGGGCTGGCGAAGGTCGTGTTTCACACCTATGACCTGATGGTCGTCACCAATGGGTCGTATTACAACATGACCCGCCTGTTCGACCGTGTCGGGGACTTGATGAGCCGGATGAACTCGCTCATCGGGCTGTTCAACCGTGGCTGGATCACCTCGATCTCCGGATCAGGGTCGAACATCACCTGGCAGTACTACTCGAACACCGGACTGTCCACCATGCCCACCACCCTCAGCTAAGGAGAACACCTATGCGCATCATGCTCGCCAACCAGTATCTGCAGCCGGTCGCCGAGCTGCTCACCGAAATGCCTCTGAAAGCCTCGCAGTCCAGGGCGCGGTCGAAACTGCTCACCCTCGTCACACAAGCCCTCGCCAGGTTCGGGGAAGACGAATACGAGCTGGTGGCTGAATACGCCGCCCGCGATGACAACGGTGCGCCGCTGCTGGACTCTGATGGGACGTTCCGGCTCGCCAACCCAGACCAAGCAGCAGAGTTCATGACCGCCCGCACCCGGCTCCTCGAATCCCTCGCCGAGGTATCCGGGCCGACCTACGACACCCACCTGACCGACCTCAAGACTCTCTTGGACAGCTACGACGGTGAACTCTCCGGCCAGACGGCGGAGGCGTATGACGTGCTCTACGACGCCATCGAAGCCGCCAGCGGGAAGGAACACCAATGACCACCCGCGAGACTGACATCGCCGTCGAGCCAGTCGGGACGGTGGAGCCGGTGGGGACGGTGGTGGAACATCCGATCACCCCGATCGTCTCCGACACCACACCAACACCCGCCGCAGCCGTGCTGCCTGAGAAGCCGGTGCTGATGGCCCCGGTCGTGGAAAGCCTGGATTTGACGATGCCGATCCTGGAAGTCCTGACCAGCCCCAACATCTAACCCGCGCCGCTCGTCGCATCCACGTCTGCCTTCACCCGTGTCGGGTGGGGGCGTTTTTTATGCCCACCCACCCCTCGGAAGGAAACACTCCATGTCTTTGAACGCTCTCTGGCACACCATCCAAGCCGGCATCGCCAGCCTCGGCGCGTGGCTCTCCGCCTACCTCGGCGGACTCGACGGCCTGATCTACGCCCTGGTCATCTTCGTTGCCGCCGACTACATCACCGGAGTCCTCGCGGCCATCAACGAACGCCGCGTCAGCTCAGCAGTCGGGTTTCGGGGCATCTCCCGCAAGATTCTCATCTTCACCCTGGTTGGTCTCGCGCACCTGATCGACACCCAAGTCATCGGCACACCCGGCGTGCTACGGGCAGCGGTCATCTTCTTCTACCTGTCCAACGAAGGCATCTCCCTGATCGAAAACGCCACCCGCCTCGGCCTGCCCATCCCCGCACAGATGCGTGAGGCCCTCGACCTGATCGCCAACCGCGCCGACAAACGACCACCCCTCACCAACACCGACCCAACTGAAACCCATACCGATAAGGAGCAGCGCTGATGAAGAACTGGAACACCCTCGAGGCCGATGTCGACCTCATCATGAACAAGCACTACACCGCCGGACGAGGCGGTCGGCGTATCGACAAGGTCATCATCCACCACAACGCCGGAAACCTCACGATCCGAGGCTGCTACGACGTGTGGCAAAACCGCCAGGCCTCTGCCCACTACCAGGTGCAGTCCGACGGGAAGATCGGCCAGCTCGTGTGGGACCGCGACACCGCCTGGCACGCCGGGAACTGGAACGCCAACACCACCAGCATCGGCATCGAACACGCCGACGTGAGTTCCAGCCCGTGGCGGGTGTCCGACGCTTGCCTCGACAACGGAACCCACCTCGTCGCCGCGATCTGCCGCTACTACAAGCTCGGCCGCCCGGCCTGGGGCAAGAACGTGTTCGGACACAAGAACTTCTCTGCAACCGAATGCCCGGCCTCGCTGGCAGGCTCCCAGCATGCCGCCTACATGGCCCGTGCACAGTACTGGTACGACCACATGACCGGCAGCAAGCCAGCGCCCGCGAAGCCGAAGCCCGCCCCCACGCCCGCTGTCAACATTGATGCACTGTCTGATGCGGTCATCCGTGGCGATTACGGAAACGGTGAGGAGCGCAAGCGTCGCCTCGGAGCCAACTATGCCGCTGTCCAGCGCCGGGTCAACGAGAAACTCGCCGGACGTACACCTGCTAAGCCGTCCGGGCCGAATATTGACGCGCTTGCTGACGCGGTCATTCGCGGCGACTACGGCAACGGCGAGGAACGCAAACGTCGCCTCGGCAACCTCTACAGCCAGGTGCAGAAGCGGGTGAATCAGAAGCTCGGCTACTAACCACTCCGCGCCATCTCCGTCTGAGAGTACGAATCCGGCCCCGTCACTGCCCGTCCTGGGTGGTGGCGGGGCTTTTCGTCGTCTCTGCGGCTTGTACCCGTCCGGATTCGGCCGGTGTCGGGGCGTACGGGTGAGCAGGTATTCGCGGCCCGTCCGGTTTCACGGCCGCTGGTGCCTGACAGATGAGACCGCCCGCTTCCGGGGTGGTGCAGATGGAAAGGAGCCAACCGGTGACGGCAGTGACATCAACCCAGCAGGAGCAGATAACAGTGATGCGTCGAGCCGGGGTGACCTACGCGGCGATCGCCGCCCAGCTGGAACTCAACGCCAACACTGTCAAAACGTGGTGCCGCCGCGCCCGTATCACCCCCGATCCGACCATCCCGCCGGTCGATAACCCGCTCGGGGTGTGGTGCTTGCACTGCGGCGCACCCATCACCGGTACCCGGCCAGCGAAGTTCTGCAGTCAGCAGTGCCGCCGCACCTGGTGGCATGCCCGCCCCGAGAAGATCAACCGCCGCGCGTTCTACCAGTTCACCTGCCCACACTGCGGTGCCGTGTTCAGCGCATACGGCAACAAGCACCGCGTGTATTGCAGCCACGCCTGCTACATCCGCCACCGCTTCGGCACCAAAGGCGGACGCCCATGACACCGGCCCAACTGCACGCCGAGACGACCACCGCACTCGCGCTCGCCCGACTCAACCACCTCACACAATCCGGCATCCTCACGCAGGCCCAGTCGGCTCGTGCCGCCTCCCGGATCGCCGCCGCCACGGGTGCGGAAATCGGGGCGTTGAAAGCACAGATCTTGGTTGACTTCACGGCCGATCAGAGTGATGTATAGACGTGCAAACGGTACAAAACCCCTAGTCAGACAAGGAAAAGCAGCCGATGACGACGATGGAGCGGGTGACCCCGCCGCCCCAAAGTGCGCGGGCCAAGAAGGTCGCGGCGTATGCCCGCATCTCGATGGAAAACGACCGCACCCCGAAATCATTGTCGGCACAGATCTCGCGCTACTCTGACCTGATCCAATCGACCCCCGGCTGGGAGTATGCGGGCGTCTACGCCGACTCGGGTATCTCGGGCACCACCACCAACCGTCCCCAGTTCCAAGCCATGCTCGCTCAAGCCCGCGCCGGTGGCATCGACCTGATCTTGACCAAGTCGATCTCCCGGTTCGCCCGCAACACCGTCGACCTGCTGGAAACAATCCGCGAATTGAAAACCCTCGGCGTCGAGGTTCGCTTCGAAAAAGAGAACATCTCCACGTTCTCCGCTGATGGGGAGCTGGTGCTCACCCTGCTCGCCTCCTTCGCGCAGGCCGAGTCGGAGCAGATCAGCCAGAACGTGAAATGGCGGGTGAGGAAAGGCTTCGAGCAAGGCAAAGCCAACGGCTTCCACCTCTACGGCTACACAGACTCCCCGGATGCGACCGACGTCGAGATCGTTGAAGCCGAAGCGGAGGTGGTGCGGTGGATCTTCGCCCACTACATGCTGCCCACCTCGTGCGAGGCCATGGCCGCACAACTTATCACCGATGGGCGCGTCCCGCACCTTGCCGACAACCAGCTGCCGGGCGAGTGGGTGCGTCACATCCTGAAAAACCCCTCCTACACCGGCGACTTGTTGCTCGGTCAGTGGGCGACCCCGGACGGGAAACCGGGCCGGGCGTTGCGCAACACCGGCGAGCATCCTATGTACCTGGTCGAAGGGGCGATCCCCGCGATCATCGACCGTGACACCTTCACCGCCGTCCAGGCCGAGATCGCCCGCCGCCGCGACCTGGGGGCACGAGCCAACTGGTCAATCGAGACCGTGGCGATGACCTCGAAAATCAAGTGCGCCACCTGCGGCTGCTCCTTCGTCCGTAATCGTCGCAACCCCAAGACCCAAAACCAGATCACCACCGAACACTGGATCTGCACCGAACGCAAGAAAGGCCGCACCACCAGTTGCCGCACCATTGAAATCTCCGACACCGCCCTCAAAACCTTCATCGCCGACGTCCTGGGCATCGACGAGTTCGACGACGACGTGTTCACCGCCCGTATCGACCACATCGACGTGACAGGCAAAGACCACTACACATTCCACTACACCGACGACACCACCAGCAGCCACACGTGGCGGCCGAACCTGAAGAAGTCCTCCTGGACCCCGGCGAAGAAAGCAGCCTGGGCAGAACTCGTCAAAGCCCGCTGGGACAACGCTCGCAAACTCGGCATCGACGGCCGCAGCGCACCAGCACCCCCGGAAGCCCTCGCCAAGTACCGGGCGGTGGCGAAAGCCGAAGCCGAACGGCTCCGCGCTAAGCGAGGTGAACGCTGATGGCTCGCACCGTCACCGCGATCCCAGCCACCCGCCGCCTGCACACAGGCACACCCCTGGGGCAGGCCACGATCCGTAAAGTCGCAGGCTACGCCCGAGTCTCCACCGACCACGATGACCAAGTCACCTCGTATCAGGCGCAGGTCGACTACTACACCCGCTACATCACCGACCATGCCGGATGGCAGCTCGCAGGCATCTACACCGACGAAGGCATCACCGGCACCTCCACCAAACACCGCGCCGGATTCCAAACGATGGTCGCCGACGCCCTGGCCGGCAAGATCGACCTGATCATCACCAAGTCCGTGTCCAGGTTCGCCCGCAACACCGTCGACTCGCTCACCACCGTGCGCCAGTTGAAGGATGCCGGGGTGGAGGTGTTCTTCGAAAAAGAGAACATCTGGACGTTCGACTCAAAAGGCGAGTTGCTGATTACGATCATGAGCTCGCTCGCGCAGGAGGAAGCCCGTTCCATCTCCGAAAACGTCACCTGGGGGCACCGGAAACGGTTCGCCGACGGGAAAGTCACCATCCCGTACGGACGGTTCCTCGGCTACGACAAAGGCCCCGACGGCAACCTCGTCATCAACCAAGCCCAAGCCGTCACCGTCCGCTACATCTACTCCCTCTACCTCGACGGTCAGTCCCTGACCGGCATCGCCCGTACCCTCCAGAAAGAGGGCTACCAGACCGCGACAGGAAATAAACACTGGTCGGCGTCCCAGGTGCGCAACATCCTCACCAACGAGAAATACAAGGGCGACGCGCTACTCCAGAAGTCCTACATCACCGACTTCCTCACCAAGAAGCAGGTCAAGAACGAAGGCGAAGTGCCCCAGTACTACGTCACCGGCAACCACGAGCCGATCATCACCCCAGCCGTGTGGGACTTCGTCCAAGCAGAACTCGTCGCTCCCGCCACGGGCAGGCGTTCCTCCTCCCGGCAGCGGACATTCTCCGGGAAAATCAGGTGCGGGCAGTGCGGGGCCTGGTACGGGTCGAAAACTTGGCATGCCGGCTCCAAATATGAGAAACGCATCTGGCGGTGCAACCACAAATACTCAGGTGGAACCCCGTGTGCGACCCCGCACGTCAGCGACGAACAGATCACCGCCGCGTTCCTCGACGCCGTCCACCACCTCCTCGCCAACCGGGACCAGGTCGACGAGCTGCTCGACAAGGCCGTGCGTGCCGAACTCGACACCACCGACATACACATCGAAGCCGACCAGATCTTCGCCTGCGTGGGTGCTGTCGCCGAGGCGATCGACCAGCTGATCGCCCGCAACGCCCGCGTCGCCCAAGACCAAACCGAATACCAGCGCCGGTTCGACAAACTCACCAGCGAACACGCCACACTCGTGGAGGAGTACCACCGGCTCCTCGACCAGATCAGCGATCTCGACAACCGGCAGGCCGCCTACCGCCACTACCGGGAAGAACTCGGCAAACTCGACATCGACCACATTGAGTTCACCCCATATCTATGGCACACCCTCGTCGACCACGCTGAAGTTGCGGTCGACGACACCATCACGTTCACGTTCAGGGATGGCGCGAAGCTAACACAGCCGATCGGCAAGTAGCGCCCGGCTAGAGTTGCCACTCCTTGACCAGCAGACCCACCAGCTCCTCTTGGCGGCGCTCAACGACCTCGGGAGTCCACACTGGTTCCGCCAGTACCTGGGTCGTCAAAGCGAACACGGCCACGCCTTTACCCGAGGTGAAGTACTTGTCCTTCTTCACGTCGAAATCGAAGTTCTGCGCCCGCGAGTTCGAAATTCGATTCAACAGCAGCAGGTTACCCAGCCTATGCGTCCACGTCGCTGTTTCATCCTCGGTGAAGTCACGCACCCACTGGCTGTCTTGAGCAGGGCTTTGCGGCAGAACGTGCTCAACGGTGATGATGCGGTGGTCATAGGACGCGCCCGGGTCCTTCGCCAGGATCGAATCCAGCCGTAGCAGCACATAGCGACGCACACGAGTAGCGAGATAGATCTCCCCGTCAATACGGTCTCGCGTCTCGGCTCGTTCGCTCTCGGTCAGTTCGAAGGCCGGAGCCTCGAGTCCCAAGCCATCAGCAAGCTGCTTGAGTAGCTCCATATATCGCAACTGGCGAGGCGTCGCGTAGACCCGGCGAACCAACATGCTCGCAGCCAAGCGCTCCAACTTGGCAAAGAAATCGACGAGAAACTCTGGGTCCTCACCATGTTCGGTCAAAGCCCACAATGCCGGAGGACGCCAGTCATCGTTGTCGAGCTGATCGAGTCGCTTGAGCCAGTGGTTCACCTGCTCCCAGTGCGGGTCCTCGCCCTGAAAATCCTGCGCCAGCAACCGGATGTCGGCGCGAGCATACGGTTCGAGTACCTCCCGAATGAAGCCACTTCCGTTGTCCGGCAGGTAAGTATTGAGAACCTGCTCTGGGAACTCTTGCAGGAGGCTCTTCACGCCACGGGTGCGAGCCTTAATTGCTCGGATATACAGAAAGAGATCACCGAACTCATCCCGACCCAGGCTTTCCTCTAAGTGCTCCCAGCGATCCGCATAGTGCTGCTTTTCATGCTCGTCGATCGCACCAATCACCTGGGACTTAAAAATGTCCTGCGGAGAAAGCGGCAGACCCCGAGCATTCATCACCGAGAAGATCCGGTAAGCGCTGTTCAAATCTGGTGTCGAAACCGTCACCAGGAAGGCCCGCCCGGCGATGAGCCGGAACAAATCCTTCAACCGCTCTGCACTGAGCTGCACCAACTCGGCGTGAAGCGCCTTCGCGTTGTCTCGTAGACCCCGCTGAGAGTCAGTCTCGGGAATGTTGTCGCTGAGCTCGATGAGCCTTGCCGTGTTGCCCACGGTCTGCACGTAGTCGTAGAAGAACTGGTTGTCGCGCGGACGAAGCTTCAAACGTGGCCTTGCGGGCTGGTTATCCCACTCCACCGCAGGCTTCTCGATCAAATCGTGAATGGAACGGCGCAGGTCCTCGTTGGCGACGAGGTCTCGAAGCAGCGACAGCAACAACGTCAATGTCGTGATGCGCTGCTGCCCGTCGATGACCTCGGATCGAGCTACGTTCGGAGACTTCACGAGAACAATCGACCCGAGGAAATACGGCTCATCGGTGTCCCGCTCCAGCGCGCCGAGCAGATCCGATAGCAGCTCGAGCGATTCCTCAGCACCCCACGCATACGGACGCTGGTATTCCGGAATGACGAACTCGAAGTCGCCGCTGGTCAGCAGTCTCCCGACGCTGATCTCCGCAGCCTCTAACCTTCTTGTTTCTCCTGCCACCAAGTGTCCCTTCATCGATTATGTCTTGTACTTGGGTTGAACCACTGACCCCGGTTTTGAACCACTCACGCCGCGAGCGCGACTGTGCCGCCATTTTGTATCCAAGTAGGGTTGAAAGCTTCGTAGACTGTCGTCGACTTCGGCGTTCCAGCCGGGATCTGCAGCAACTGAGCCATCACACGAGAGACCTCAGCGGGCGTGTAGAACTGGCCCTTGCTCTTGCCGGACTGTGTGGCGAAGTGTCGCA